ATGGTCATGGTTACGATCATGCCGATACCGGCAACGATCATTAGTGGGCCGCAGAAACTGAACACCCAGTGCGTTGGCAGATCTGTGACGTAGTAGCTCCACGTTCCGTAGGCACCGCCCAAAAGAATGACGGCACCCGCGAGGCTGAAGGACAAGAACTTGAGAAACGCGAGTAGGACTAGGAATAGTGTCTTTACTACATTACCCACCGTATTCTCCCGACAACTTAGATGCTCTGTCCTCCAACAGCTCAGACATAGTGTCTAGCCGACCTTCTAATCCAACGCGCTCTTCGTATGACGCATCGAGGCAGTAAACGGCACTACGCATCGCGGCTACTTCTTTGAGCAGGTTGCCGATCAAGTCTAGATTCTCGGCGTTGCCCCGCATTAGTAGAGCTTCCTGACATAGTTGCTTTCCAAGTTTTGACATTGCTGTCTCCTTTCGTTGTTGGTTTTGTGTATAGGTCATACACAAAAAGTGAGTGAGTCGGGCAGGGATCTCCCCACCGACAAGAGATATTGTCTCACATATAACGTGTTATGTCAAGTAGTGGTGTTTGGTGGTAGGGCGTGTAATGTAGCGTAATGTAACGCAATGTAACACCGCGTGGGTCTGTAGGTCATTGAATATACAGTAAAATCCCAATATAGCTTTTTTGGGGAAATTGAATGGGTCTCAGCGTTTGTGTGGAGAGAAGGTTACATTCGCAAAAGAAGCCTTCTTTTTCCCACCCTATATATATATTTTTATAAAAAAGATACATTACATATAAATATAGAAAATTAGTCTTTTTCGCATAGTGCGTTCGTGCGATCTCGCGCCAGTTACCATTAGATACCACCAAACTAATGTAACATTTCGACCCTCAAAAAACGTTACATTAGGGGGACAAAGCGTTACAAACGATACAAAAGAAAGTTACATTACCCCGCACCTCTAATCTAGGAACTGGTTTCGTGGTAACGTGTTAGTTTGTGTATGATCTATACACAAAACGTATCATCTCGTGGCGCACCTCTAATATAGGAACTGGTATCGAAAAATTCGAGACAAAAAAAAGCCCCCTTGCGGGGGCTTCGGTTGGTGAGGTTGGTGGGTTACTTGTTGCGGTGGCTCAGAGTGCGGGTTAGTCCTGCAAGTAATCCCTGCACTGATTTGCTCTCCGCGATTACAGCCTGTTCTGCCACATCGAATGCCGCCAGCTTGTTCACCAATTCAATCAGCGTGGGGTGCTGAATCGAGCGCGGTGCTGGTGAGGTTTTGACCTCGGTTACTGGGCCGGATTCAACGTGCGTATCAGTTGAGACGCCGCCGGTTTGGGTATCCTTACCCTTGGCAGTCTGCGCCTTGGGCGCTTTGTTCGGCTTTTCTACTTTAGGCACACCCAACATGCTGTTGACTGATCCGCGAAGATTAGCCATGCCAGTGCTGATACGGTTATCGGTAGTACGCTGCGCCTTAATGAAAGCCGCCAGCGCCTTTTTCTGCGCCGCGTTCACCGGCTTTTTATTGCCTGCGCATAGTTTTAGCTTGTGCGCCTTTACCGCGTCCCTATCCATTCCAAACAATTCCAGCGTGCTAAATCCGGCGAGGCCGACGGTACCGAATCGCTCGGTGTTAGCTAACACGTATCCGCGTTGAAGCGCGTGGAATTTGGTGTTGTCGGCATACTGCGCCTTGTTGAATGATAAATCGCCGGTATTAATCATAGGCCTTGCGCCCTTGGCCTTGATATATTGCGCCGTCTTTGGCGACCATATTAGGCCTAACAGATTAGCGCAGGCGTCCTTCTGACTGATAGCGCCAGACGCGAACGCCTGTGACTGTTCTTCGATCCCCGCGATGTTGTAGTTTGAGTTTGACATGTTGTCAGTTCCTATTTTGTTGATTTACGTTGACAGAATTGCCCGCCAACGCCCCAAATTATAGCGCGATAACGTGTTACATGCAAGTAATACGTGTCATATGGCGTCAAATAGTGGTTTTTTGTGTATAAGTCATACACAAAACCGGCAAATCAGACCCTACCGCCCCCCTACCACCCGCGCACGTCTTGTGACTCCCGTGCATGCCTAGTATTACTAATACGCTCAAATAATCCCTATTTCCCTGAATTTGCCTACCTTTCTTGAGGCCGTTCCCTACTAATCTCCACACAGGAAACCCCCCACCCCAAAAATAAAAGTCCCCCTGAAAAAATTTTTTGTACAGTTTTTTAGATTTTGGGCTTGAAACGTACCCTGTCCTTTTTGCCGCAAACCCACGTTTTTAAAGGGCTGTGCGGTTATTCGGGTTATTCATACCCCCCGGCACACCCGGCACGTAAATACTTGTAGAAAATTTGGTTACACAGAAACACCTACACTGGGGTGTCCGCAAAATCACATACATAGCGTTTCGGACTTTTCGGACTTTTCATTTGTTTGTCCTCCGTGGTTTTTGGTGTATATTCGCGCCAACGGCTACTAGCCAGCGATACAATCCGTGCCTATGACTTTGTTCGTCGAACCTGAAATCGGTGTACCCCTTGTGGAAGACGTACCCAATGTAGATTTGAAAGAGCGTGCGGAGGCAGCGTGCAATACGGCGTTGCAATTAGCTGAACACGGATTAGATTTAGAGCCTACGGTAGAAGATGAAGACACCGCTGCGAGACTTGCTATCGCTTACGCTGACGATCCTGAAAAAACTTCTAAGAAGGTTACTGCGAAGAAGGCGGCGAAACTTACCCCTGCCTCCATTGTTCTAACCAACAACATCCTGCAAGAGTTCGGACATTCTGTTGCAGAAAGTGCAACGCAGATCAGATACCTAGTTACCAACAAACTGCTGTTGGAGTCAGAGAACGATGACCCACGCATACGCATACGTGCGCTGGAACTTCTGGGTAAGATCTCAGATGTAGGTTTGTTCGCGGAGAAGACAGAAGTCACGGTTACACACCAGTCTACGGAAGACCTACGTAATAAGTTACGAGGTAAGTTGGAGAAGCTGGTACAGCCAGTAGACGACATAGCCGAGGGCGACTACGAAGATGTAGTGCTTGATGGCTCAGTGTTGAATATAGAAGAGACATTCGGTCTTGAAGAATACGATGATTGAGGCCGTTCCCGACTTTAGCGAAGAAGAAGTCCAGAATATGCTGGATAACCTCGACGCTTTTTCTGATGACGAGGTTGTAGAGATAAATCGTATCGTCGATGAGCTTGCAGCACGGCAGGCTAACCAAGCGGCGTACGATGACCTGATAGAATTCTGCAAACGCATGCAGCCAGACTACATTGTGGGCAAGCACCACCGCATGTTAGCTGACATGTTGATGGATATTGAGAAGGGTAGGAAGGATCGCATCTGCGTGAACATCCCACCACGCCACGGCAAGTCCCAACTTGTCTCTATTTTCTTCCCAGCATGGTTTTTAGGGCGAAATCCCGGCAAAAAGGTGATGATGGTGTCGCACACCACTGACTTGGCTGTAGATTTTGGTAGAAAAGTGCGGAATCTCATCTCTACAGACGCCTATCAGGCCATTTTCTCCACTGTACAGCTCGCAAGCGACTCAAAATCGGCTGGTAGATGGAATACCAACTCCGGCGGCGAGTATTATGCGTGTGGTGTTGGCTCTGCACTGGCTGGTCGTGGTGCTGACTTACTATTAATTGATGACCCACACTCAGAACAAGACGTGATTAACGGTAATTTTGCTGTTTTTGAGAAAGCATACGAGTGGTTCACGTTTGGTGCCCGTACTCGCCTGATGCCGGGAGGCCGTGTAGCCATAATTCAGACCCGATGGCACATGGATGACCTGACTGGGCGTGTTGTACGTGACATGACGCAGAATGAAAGGGCGGATGAGTACGAGATCGTCGAATTTCCTGCGATACTGGAGGTTGAGGACGAGGAGACGGAGGAGATCGTCGAGAAACCCCTCTGGCCTGAGTTTTTTGACCTAGAGGCACTACTGCGGACTAAGGCATCTATGCCTACATTCCAGTGGAACGCGCAGTATCAGCAGACACCCACGGCGGAAGAGGCTGCGCTGGTCAAGCGGGAGTGGTGGCAGATCTGGGATCAGGAACGGCCTCCGAGTTGTGAGTACATAATCATGTCACTGGACGCAGCGGCAGAGAAGCACAACCGTGCTGACTTTACGGCACTGACTACGTGGGGCGTGTTCC